CTCTAATTTATCAGTACGATAAACAGGGCTTGGAACCCATGCTCTTATTTCAAAGCATTGGGTGTTACGATTCCACTTTTCAGCGGAACGGTAACCCAAGTATGAGATACGGCCCAGAGCTGGACTAGTTTCAGATACATAGGGCAAAGGCCCTAGTATACGTTCAAGTACTTTGTACATGAACTGAGCAGTCCGCCAGTAACCATTCTTGTAGAATTGGTTAGCGGCGGCTGTCCATGAAATTAGGTTATCAGCCTGCTGCCTGTTCTTAGGATGCAATTTGCGTAGGTAAACTGGCGTTACTAGTTCACCACGGAAAGCATCAGTACCACATGACTCTCGAAAGCTTCCGCTAACGAAAGTCTTATTGGTATTCACCTTGCAATTGTATTTTCGCAGGTGAGCAAGAACAGTAGTTGCATATGTCGATGGAACGATAATATCGTCACCATAGACATGGACGTCCCTCGAAACTTTAAAACAGTTTCGAAACGTCACAGGAAGGTTCTGTGCATCCAGCAAAGCCACTACACAAATAGTGTAGAAATACATGGCCTCAACTGGAAAACAGAGAGCACTACCCATAGAAGCAAACTTCATCAGAGGAGCTATTATAGTTCCATCTGGAAGTTCTGCTCTAGTCGATCTACATGCTTCCACAGCGCCCTGAAAATCAGGGTTAGCGCGGAACATCTCCATTGCAAGATCATGGGGAACCCGGTCACTTGCATCAGAAAGATCAATCGTTGCTAATTGACCAGAGATCGAAGAACTAATTGCGAGCCTTTGATTGATAGACTGGTCACGAAAATTTACGTGACCCCTTGTCAACCATGAACCTTCGACAGCCCGATAAAGAGCTGAACGAAGGCCCTGTTGTGCATATTGTACACAACAGGGCTCAATTGCAATTATTCTGGGACTCTTCAACGTTTTCGGAACAGTAACAACCCTTACAGGTTGTTCTTGTGTCGGCGGCACCAGCGATACAACTTCGAGCTCCTGAGAGTCTTCCGGTAATCCCAAAGGATAACCGGAACCGACAATAGGAAAATAAGGCTCGAGACGCTCGTGCCACCTTCTCCAGACGTACTTACTGTTTCCAGAAAGTTTGTCTGCAGTAGCTCCGGGACCGTGATGCGGGATAACCTCGGTAAGTACAAGAGTACGAACCATGTTGTCCCATAACACAGCAGATACGCTAATAAATTTAGCGTAGTCCGCTTCCGGCAGCGAAAACAAACGAAGAGATTGCTCAGTTGCGGTGAATTCGTCGAGGGAAGACTGCACTCTTTTAGGGGTGCAGTCGATTTCAAGTTTCTTGAATACGAGGCAAATCTGCCTAACGCATTCGACAGAAACAATAAAATCACTCGACTCCATTTTGCTCTTTCCGAGCATGGTGGTTTCATCGTAAATCCTTCCTGACTCCAAGTCAAACACTTGACTGATCATACCTTGCAAAAAGGCAGGGATTGATCCTCTCTTTCGAAAACTACGAAAGAGATTTGAGTCAATAATCCCCTCTGCTAAGCTTCTTTCGAAGTCTCGGCAAAATTGGGGAAGGGTTATCGTTAAAAACGATATGCCTTCGTGTTTGACCCGTGATCTGATTGTTTCCAGATCACGTAAATCGGAGACATCAGCGATACACTTCATACACGCGTCTTTATAGACATTGTGTATGAGCTCCATTTGGTCACTTGCGTTGCTTTTCATTGTGCCTCCAAATATTTTGGGGGTCGCAATCAAGCCACACTGCTTACTTCTGACGTCCATAGGGACGCCAGACAATCTGACACCCCCACAGATCAATCAAAAGGAAAGAATAGATGATCAGGATTCCTGACCATAGACCTTTCCAATTGCTGTGGAATCTAACCAGGTTTTAAACCCGGTTATTAGATTCACTACTTGCGTATTCGTAAAGCCCACTTCTGGGCGATCGATTACGCAGTAGAAACTGAGCGTCTCGTAATCGTTGACCGAAGTCAACGGATCCGCGACGACAGCGCGAAAGTCGACACGAACCATGGAGCGAATTCGCCCCTTGGGCTTCGTGTGCGAGATCGTCATTTTGTACGACTCGTCCGCTTTCACGTAAATGGCTTGTTGGCCATTACTTGAAATACGCGGCATCGACTGAGCGACTGAATCAACGGTGATAGATTGTGGGTCTGTAAACATTATGGTTGACCTCCAAGAGTTAAGCGGAAGTTAATCCCAGTGCAGATCCGTTCTTTTTCCAATGTAGAACAAACCTTGGTTAAAGCACTAGGCAGATTCATACAATTCTGTTACGGAAAATTCGAATTTCTTCGACTAATCCGTAGAGCAGAAAGTATGGCAAGTTGTCTTGGACTTAAACCGTTCCAAGACAGGCCAAATCCATACGGACTATCTGATCCGCGCCTTATTTTTGCATCGATTACTCGATCAAATTCTAAGGTAACGTCGCCGGTTCGCATTGGTAATACCTGTTTAAGGGTTACCGTCCGAATATCGTGACGCATAAGGAACAGATACCTGCACGAGATTGAATCGAGGCCCCAATCAGTAATTCGGTCCATGACCGAGCCAAAGTTGGAAAACCAATCGATCAACCAAGTCCAGGGTGTAGCTCGATAGACGTTTGAAGGACTAATCCGAAGTCCGTACATCGTCATTTGACGACGTACTTCATTCCAAGCAGACGAGTAGTCTGGGATAGTCTTATCAAATTCAGGACGATAGTACTTAAACGAACCAGAGGTAGTTATGTAGGAGTGTTTTTTCTCCCACAGCTCCCAATGGGGCGCAGCACCATCGCGAAACAAGACACTGGGAGTGGGGTCGCCAGCGGGTGAAACCCGCATGCCGCCCTCACCACCAAGCTTGGTTTCCTGATAATCGTCTAAAAGAGTGGCTTTCCTTCTGATCCACCGGTTATTCTCATTAGTCATCTGACTTTTGATTTTAGCCTGGTTTTCATATACGTGATTTATATCACGAATATCTTTGATCATAGGGACCCAGCCAAATTGCTCATTGAGAAAACTGTCTGCAATCTTTTTAGGTTGCATCATGCGAGTAGAACCCGAACCACCCATAATCTTCCAGATATCTGAAAGAGTACGGGAAGTCTGCTTGATCGTTCTAGGAACGTCACGCAGCTCGGCAAGGGCAATACCCGCACCAGCTTTCTCTAGGCGTGGCCTCGTTTTAGCAAAGGCCACGTCACTCCAGCCGTCTAGCGACGGGACAAGGGACATCCCTGCGTGAAGTGCTGGCAAGTTAGAATAACTTGCCAGGTCACCAGTGAAATCCGGAGAGTGAAACCCTCCATCGTACCTAATGAACCCAG